ATTAATGTTGCTGCTACAGAAGCGCCACAAGCACCTAAGCCAGAACAAGTAATGGTTCAAGAAACGGCCAAACCAGAAAATAGTCAGTTTGATTGTTTTGGATGTAGTTCATAAGATCTAACACTAAATTTAATAATAATCCCGTCAATTTGGCGGGATTTTTTTTTATTGACAAAAAATAAATTATTACGATATTTATGAATAAAAGACCATGGCAATAAAGAAACAAACTTTTGGTATTGATTTTCCTTTTTTAGACTCAAATAACGGTGATTATGTTTCATTGACAACAATACCAGAGGCTGAGGTGAAATCTATGTTAATACACCTTCTTTTAACAAGAAAAGGGTCAAGATTTTATTTACCAGATTTTGGCACAAATTTATATCAGTATATATTCGAACCACTTGATGAAATGACTATAAATAAAATAGAAAATGAAATACAAGATGCTATCGAAAAATATATACCAAATCTTAAATTAAACGCAATAAACGTAACAAAGGTTGGTGATGAAGCACAATTCTTAAATGATACAAATAGAGAACATCAAATTAGAATTAATTTAGATTACACAATAAGCTCAAAAACGTTCTCAACAAGCGATAAACTTTCAATAACAGTATAAAATGGCAAACAGACAATTAAATTATAGTAAAAGAGATTTTGCTTCCTTAAAAACGGAACAAATTAATTATATTAAACAGTACTACCCAGAAGTTGTACAAAGTTTTAATGACGCATCTATTCTATCAGTATTTTTAGATTTAAATGCTGGTATTGCGGATAACTTAAACTTTCAAATAGACCGTGCTTTACAAGAAACAGTATTGGACTATGCACAAGAAAGACAGTCATTGTTTAATATTGCAAAAACTTATGGTCTTAAATTACCAACAAAATCAGCTGCAATTGCTGTTGTTGAATTTAAAGCACAAGTACCAGCTTATGGTGATAAAGAGGATCTTAGATACTTACCAATAATTAAAGCGGGTACACAAGTTAGTAACGGTAATAGCACATATGAAGTTTTATATGATATTGATTTTAATTCAGCAACAAACAGTTCTGGTAAATCAGATAGAACCAAATTACCAATTTATATAAATGGTAAAATTAACGGTTATACAATCACAAAAACTGGTGTTGTAATAGCTGGTACAACAAAAGTTTATACACAAAATTTTATAACAACAAAACCTTTTTATCAAATAGTGTTACCAGAAAATAATGTTTTATCTGTTAATTCAATTATACATAAACCAGGTACTAGTTATGCAGCGGTACCAGCTGACAGTGAGTTTCTTACAAGTGCTAATAAATGGTATGAAGTACCTTCATTAGCCGAAGACAGTGTTTTTGTTGAGGATCCTAATTCACCAAGAGTTAATGGTATTGCAAAAGGTGTTTATCAAAGAATTGATAATAGATACATTACAGAGTTTACACCTAACGGTTTCTGCATGATCACTTTTGGTTCACAAACAAATAGTTCGTTTGATATTTTGGATGATTTCTTAGATGCAGGTAGTTTTGACTTAAAAAGTTTCTTAAGAAATGGTAGCCTTGGTTTGGCCCCTATACCAAACACAACCATGTTTATTCAATATAGAATTGGTGGTGGTGTTGAAACAAATACTGGTGTTAATACAATTACCCAGATTAACAAATTAAATGTATACTTAAACGGTCCAGATACTGCAATTAATAATACGGTGCAGACATCAATAACAGTAAACAACGTAACGCCAGCTGTTGGTGGCGCAGATGCTCCGTCAATTGAAGAAATAAGAAATTACATCGCTTATAACTTTTCAGCGCAAAATAGAGCAGTAACGTTAAACGATTACAAAGCATTGATATTTAGCATGCCAAGTAAATTTGGTACGCCAGCTAAAACAAGTATATCACAAAATCAAAATAAGATTGAAATAGGTGTTTTATCGTATGATTCTTCTGGAAGTATATCAACAACCATATCATCTTTATTAATGGAAAATATAGCTGCTTATTTATCTAAATACAGAATGATAAACGATTATGTAATTGTTAAACCAGCTGAAATAATTGACCTTGGTTTTGAAGTTAGTGTGTTGGTTGAAGCTGGTCAACAAGTAACCGTTTCACCTGCCGTTATAACGGTAATTAGAGATGAGTTTAGCAACGATAAAAAACAATTAGGTAAAAACCATAGTGTTGGTGATATCATCAAAAAAATAACCCAAGTTTCTGGTGTGTTAAACGTTAATTACATCAAAGTTTTTAATAAAACAGGTACTGGTTATTCAAGCAATACAACAAAACAAACAATAATTGATACAGCTACAGGTGAAATTGATATAACAAACAATTATTTGATTGTTGAAGATTACCAAATGCTAAGTATCATGAATCCAGATGTTGATATAAAAGTTATACCAGTAATTGCAACTGGGGTTAGTTAATTATGGAGAATAACATTAAAATACATTTAGACGAAAAAAATATTAATGATGAAAGGATATCAATACATTTAGAGCAAGATTTTGATAATCTTGAAATACTAAGTTTAAAGATATCTAGTTCTGATGTTTATAGAAGAACATCAGCTGATTTTGGTGTAATAGTTGGTAGAGTACAAACAACTAATGGATATGGTTTGCAAAATGCTAAAATATCAATATTTGTACCCATAACAGCTGAAGACAAGCAAAGACCAGAAATTACAGAACTATATCCGTTTCAAACGGTTAACGACCAATACCCAAACGGTGTTAGATATAATCTTTTACCAAGGGTTAGAAATAACAATCCAAGCCATAGGGCTGTAGGTAATTTACCAACGGTTAACGATTTAACTTTTTATCCGCAATATGTGGAAATAATGGAAAAATACTACAAATACACAACAACCACAAATGATTCTGGTGATTACATGATCTTTGGTGTACCTGTTGGTTTACATAGTATTATGATGGATTTTGATTTGTTTGACACAAAAAGTTTTGAATTATCAGCAAATGATTTGGTTGAAACAACAACTGAATATAAAAATATTACATAAATTGCCGCTGCTGTAAATACAGCTGATAGTAATAACCCAAATAAAGTACCTAATTTTATTTATAACGGTTCTAATAATTTTGATGTTGAGGTTAAGACAAACATCAATGAAATGCCAAACATTTTTAATGAGATTAAACAAATTACAGTATCACCTTTTTGGGGTGACGATCAATTTGATGTTGGTATAACCAGATGTGATTTTAAAATTAATTACAAGTATACGCCAACAGCGATATTTTTTGGTTGGGTGGCTTCACCAAGCGCATCTTATTATATTAAAGATGATTATTCTTGGTCAAAAGATCTAAACAAAGACAGTTTAGAATTTTGGGGTTTTGATAAAACTTTAAATAGAGAGACTGGTGATGTGTGGCCAATAAATAGTTTAAAAGTTGTTGTTTATAAATTGGATGATAAATTAAACTCTGGAAGTCGAGTTAGAATTGGTGAGTTTGATGCTGAACCAGGTACGGGTATATTTAGAATATCATTACCAATGTACACCGATTATTATAAAGTAACACAGTTTGGTGATTTAGTACCAACAGATGATACCGAAAACGGTATACCAACAAAAGGTTATTACGCTTTTGAACTATACGATGGTAGTGATTTTTATAACATAAGAGTACCATGGGGCGGATACCCAATAACACCAACACCTGGTTTTAGAATACCAGCATCACCATCGGGTGAAGAATTAACTGGTGGTTGGGAAGGTACAAATACTGGTTTATTTGAGTATGATTTAGTAAATAGAAAAAGAAAATTTTATACACTAAAAACAACATACAATAAACATACTAGAAATAATATGTCAATAGCTGGAGATTATTTAAACTATTTTCCAGATGTTAATTTAAACAAAGATATTCAGTGGAATTTTCCTATTGAAAGAAAAAATGTTAGTTTAATAAATGATACAGCTATTATCGGATCAGCTTTAATACCAAGATATTTTTTTGATTTTAAACCTGGTTTTAATTATGATTTAATTGATGATAAAAACTACGATCCCGATGTTTTATTTCCAGCTAACGTTTTAAATCTTATTTATCTTAATCAAGATTTAACATATAATGAACCAATTAAAAAATATCAATATCACACAGGTATTGGTAGTGGTTTAAATGGTTTAAACCAAGGTACCGTATATACGGATTTATTTCAAGCAAGTGATTTTATAGATAAAGGTAATGGTAACAACTTTTATGGTGAATCAAGAACATACAATTTTGGCGATAACTCTGACGGTCCATTAAATTTAAGTTTATATGCTATAGAGTTGGCCAAAAATAAACAAGCAACCGCAAATGGTTATGGTGTCCACGGAAGATATACACAAGCTGTTAATGAAACATATACTTGGGGGCCATTTATATCATCAACTGACAGTAAAAATAGTTTTCCTGTTTTACAAACTGAAATTTATGATATTACAGATGAACTACAGGATTTAATTGATAATAAAGTTTACACATCATACGGTTTTTATACTGGTAATGTGGCACCATCTAGTTTTGATGCAGAAATATCAAATAGGTTTAAAGGTAATTTTTATTATTTTGGTTTATGGGAAGGTGCTAATTCATTAATAACAATAGAAAAAAATTATTTTAAAACAAATGAGTAATATTGTAGAAATATTGGGTCAAAAAAAGTTTTATGGGTCTGAAAACCAGAGCCTTAAAACACGATTAATACTTGAACAACCAGGTCAAGTTAGAAATGAGTACAATTTATTTACTAACGTTTCTCAAGATGAGCAATATACTAAAGAAAAATTAGCAAGTACTTTATATAATATTTACGGTACCATATCACCATTAATAGCAAAAAAAGCTAGTTATAAAGGTTTTAATATAAATGTTGATAATAAAGTTTTAGATTTTAACCCAGAAAATTGGTCGATGGTATTGTGTAAACCAATACAATTTTTGGGTAAATTTAAAGGTAAAAAAATATACGATTACATTTACAATGATGGTACAAAACATAAACTTGATTTTACATACGGTTTACCAGCAAGTTTAAGATTTAATCTTGGTGTATTAAATAGAACAGATGAATATTTTTCGTTTTATTTACATTACAATCATAATTTTTCGGTTGGTGATCGTGTTTATATAACCAGTAATGATAGTAGATTAAATAGTGGTTTATATAACATTAGAGTTGTAAACGGTAAAAAAATAACAATCGATGAAAAGATTGTACCAAAAAAGTTTTATACTGCTAATACACAACAAGCTCAAAATGTTAACCAATTAATACCTGGTGTTGTTGCAACGCCTTTAGCTGACCCAACTGTTGACACAAGTAATAAATACACAGGCGTGATTAGAAACGTGCAAACTAAAAATGTTACAGCAGAGTTACTTAAAGAATTAAAGGACCCAAGACCTAAACCTTTTAATATCTTAAACACAAATTTTTCAATAGCAAAAGTTATTGATAATGTTGTTTGTGAATATTATGTAAAACAAGCCGAAGTAGTTTTGGTTACTAATGATATTGATGAGTGTGCTTTTTCTAAAAATATTTTTAACGAACCGTTGTATAATTTTTATTTTAAAGAACCATTAAATACCCAAGATTTATATGATAATAATTTCCAACCAATGACAGAATGTTATCTTGGAATTATTAAAAACGGACCAACAAAAAGCAAAGTGTTCACAAACGTTGAATCAAATTTTAGTTATTTAATTGATTATACAAATCCTGGTGAGGGTATTAAAACAATTACATTTAATTCATCAACAGAAATCTATGATAAACCTGATGTTGGTAATATATACGATATTGGTTTATATGAATATTCACCCGAAGAATTAACAGAAACGTTAATAATGGATGTTAAACATAATTTTTTATTAAATGATGTTTTATTTACATACACACCTTTTTATGAGATACCTTTAAAATTAAAATCAACATATGTTGAAGACTCAGTTTCAAAAAATTTTATACCAGATCATTCAATTTATAGTAAAAAACAAGATAAATGGATATGGAGAGATGTTTTGGATCCAGGTATATTGGATGATAATGGTAATACAATTGATTATCCGTTTTTAAATGGTGCTAATTATATCTACCAAAGATTAAATTTTAATGTTTTAACCGAAAAAAATAAAACTAAAAAATATGAATTAAACACTAATGATATCACAAACATTGATTCATTAAATGCTAGTGTTGATTATATTAGAAATGTTACAGATGATTTATTTGGAAATACAAATAATGATAACTTAACTGATCCATATGCTAAATATACTGACGAAAAATGCTAAAGAAAAAATACATACAAAATAAAACATTAAATGCTAATCTTTTTATAACAACAGAAGATTCTAGTTCTGATAGGGATTTTGCTTTTAGTAACACGTTAGATGTTGAAACTTTAAAAAACATTAATAAAATTAATGATTTTGAGGTTGCGGAATATAAACCTGTTAGTTCTAATATTGAGTTTGATTTATTTTTTTTAAGATACATTTTACCAGGTGACATAGATAACATAGCAACTTGGGTTGAAACCGATTTTAAAACATACAGTGATCTGGTTAAAGCTTCTAAAATAAAAACAAAAAGTGAGTTTTACGAAATACAAACTGCTGATGGTTTAATGGCACCTAAATTTGCCAATGAATTAACAAAAACAGCGATTGAAATAGCAAATGACAAACCATATGTTGTTGATGATCCATTAATTGAAATTGGTAAAGCTTACCCAGCTAAAATGGGTTATCCACATTTTTATTCATCTTTTACTTTACCATTTTGGGATAAAAAAGATGTATGGAAAAACTTAAAATATGGTTTTAATAATAAGACATATACTTACAATTCTTTTTTCTTAATCGAATTGTATGATTCAACCGATGTTGAAAAACAAAAAAGGGTTACAACAATACCCGTTTATGTTTCTGATAGATATATGTTTACAGAAAAAGCAAATAACGCTATAACACAAAAAAGACCTGTCTTTAATTTAATTGAAGGTGTTGATGGTTACTCATTATTTTTTTTAAAAAATTATAAAACAACAAGTTTTTACGCTAAGTTTTATTTTTGGGATGCATTAAATGGTAAAAAAATACAATTTATTCCGTCAGCTAAAAATAATAAATCCGTTACTATGTCCACTGGGCGTCCGTCCTCATCTTCAAATATTATTGCGACGCGTGCATCTCCGTACTTCTTCTTGAACTTAGCGCCATGCGACAAACAAACTCGATGTAGCCGCT